AGCTTCTCGCCCATGATGCCGCTAAAGCTTTTAGATCTTTCATTTTTTCTTCTCCTTTGGCTTTGCCTGTGGAAGTGGCTCGACCACTGGATATTCTCCAGCATAAGCAACAAGTTTTGGCCTAGCGAAACCGACAATTTCTTTCCCGATGTAGCGTTGCTTGACCATCACCATTCCGCCGTTGCGCTGGTCGCCTTCTCCGGAGGTGTTGCCTTCAATGCAAAGCACGCTGGTCTTGCCAACCTTGACCACAATGCCGATGTGGCTGATGCGATCAATGCCATCGTGTGGAAAGTCCATAAAGCATAGATCTCCAAGCTGCGGCTTATCTTCAATCCATCGCCCTAGCTCTTTCATTTTATGAGCTCCAGCAGCCGTTGAAACCATTGATGGAATCTTGACGCCGGCGGTGTGAAAGACCCAGTTGCAGAAGGATCCGCACCAGGGCAATCCATCGGCCTTTGTGAACTTGCCGTATTTCGTCAGATTCTCGCCAGTCTCAATCGTGCCGACTTCAGCTAGTGCGACTTCGATGATCCGAGCAGCAGTGCCGTCTGGATACATCTTAGTCAAGTGTTCCACTATTTGCCCAGTTTCAATCCCTCAGGAATTGGCTTTGAGTAATCCCATTTGGCTATGTAATCACCTGCGCCGTCTGAATCATTTTGCAAAATAATTGTGCCATTGACAAAATTGTCAGTTGCTTCCAATTCAGGATAAGCAATAATAATCTGCTTGTATAGTGTCATTTTCTAGCCCCTAATCCACACGCCAGCAAAGCGTGTCCTGTATGCATCTGTGCAAGTAACTTGTTCGCCGCCGCCTGACATTGTTAATATAACATAAATTTCAAAATAATCGGTTGAACCATTGGCATAAAATAAATCACTCGCACCGCCTGCTCTTGAAGGCGTACCATTTAAATCACCTGCACGACTTCCATTTTTATAGATTGTTAATAAGGAAGATGTTACTGAACCACCACCAGAATACTCAGCAAATGCACTTAGTTGGTAATAACCCGCTGTGGTTGGAGTAAATCTGCTAGAAGCAAAATTGCCAGCAGTATCAAATTCCTCTGTATTTAAAGTTACTTTTGTGAAAGTAGAAGCAGTTAGGTTTTGATCGGCATTGTTGTACGCTTTAAAGGCTGGTCCACTTGAACCACCAGGAGTTGACCAAGCAGGTGCGCCTCCAACAACTGTAAGCACTTGTGATGTTGATCCAATTCCAAGACGATCAAATGTTCCTGAACCAGTGCCTTTGATTAAATCACCAGCAGTCGTGATTGCAGTTGCCATTGAATTTGTTACTGTGACCGTTCCTGATGTGCCACCGCCTGAAATTCCAACACCAGCAGTGACGCCTTCAATGTCACCTGCCGTGCCAGTTGTCCATGCAGGAACACCAGCAACGACCGACAACACTTGACCATTTGTGCCAATGCCAAGTCGAGTGTTTGTATTAGACGTTGCAGATCTGTAAGCAATATCTCCGAGAGTTGTCTCCGGATTAAGAGCTTTGAGAGATGTATCAACCGGCTGACCAAATGCAGCAAAGTCGGCTGGAAGGTCGGTGACTAGATCGGTGCTCGTTGGCATCGGCCAGCCATAGTTTGTTGTTGGATTAGCCATTCATTTTTCCTTTCATCATGAGACGATTGTAGCGTTTGCCCAATCTAATACTGGCGACACACTAAGCCATGTTTCCGATGGCGGAACATCAGCCCACTGCATCGCTTGCAGCGAATAAGCCAATGGAGACATAAGCAAAGTGACATCGAGTTGATTGTAAGAGGCGCGGAAAGTCCAGCCCTCGACAAAGCCTTGAAAGACACCGGCAGACATATTTGACGGCAAGTCATTAAGTGCTATTGGCTGACCCATAAACACATTGATAAGAGCGTCACGATCTGCATTGTCTAGCTCTGGATTAGTTAATGCGTAGGTGATGGAGTCAAATATCGGCTGAGGATAGGCTCGCAGTGCCAGATAAAACGCAGCTTGATCTTCGGCATCAGCTTGATGCTTTATGGTTGTCGTGATAATTTGAGCAAGGTCGCCATAGATTCCGATTGATGCCTGATCTGTATCGCTGACCTGACTTGTCGAATTTGTGTTGTAGTTGATGGTGATGTCATTTCTAACATCTCCTGCTCTAGTTTTGATAGTAATGCCACGGCCTAGAGCTTGATTGGCAGTGAGATCCGTGTATCCGTAGGTCGCAAGATAGGTCGTGCGATGCGTAGAGTCGCCGTAAGAAATAAGGCCAGACGCGTCCTCGTAAAGATAACCAAGACCGCTAGTTGCGAGCGCGGCGACTAAGTCATAGACGACTGTGCGATTGGAAGCACGTTGAGCCAGCTCGTAGTTGCCTGGTGTGTCAATCTCTCCATAGCCTGTGTTCTGAGCTTGTGCCCATGTCTCGGTCGGCTCATAGTTAGCCCAGGTAAGAGCTGCCGGAACCTGTTGCCACGTGTTAAAGAGCACCTGACCCAATATTGTGGCAATCTGATTGCCGTCAAAGTCTTGAGTCAAGACGCCATCAGTGAGTGCCTTCTGAAGCCTTGCAAGGGCTCCTAGAGCCGTGATGGTGACTTCTTGAGTATATGCGCTAGAGCCGACCTGCGAGACGCTTACGGCTATGTCCACCACGGATCCGCCGAAGATTGGCACATAGGCCGCCGCCGTGTCCTGCACCTCAATCGAGATTGTGTCGTTGATTTCGTAAGGTAATGCAGCTTGACCAAAGATGATAAGAGTGACTGAGCAATAGCCAGCTTGAGCCTGTGCGTAGATATTTGTGCGTCCTGATGTAATGCTTAAATTGGCTAGAACCGAATCGGTAATGTCAGTGCCATCAATTTTGACGCGCCAGACTGGAGCCCACTGTGTCATTAGATAGCCTGAAGTGCGCCGGCTCCGCCAGTGCCACGGAAGAATGAATCATTAAGCACATTGACGATTGTGCGAGCAGTGCCTTCGGCATCGATAGCGCCATTGACTGTCAAATTGATTCGTGCGGCGTTTTGAGAATCTGTGAAGCCACCACCGCCGGCAGCAGCTAGACGAGCTGCATTCTGCGAATCGGTAAAGCCTCCGCCTACGCGAACCGCTCCTGATGCGGCTGATGACACGCCTCCGCCCGAAGTAGTGCTAGATCCTGTTCCAGTCGAAGCCGAAATACTTGGAACCGAAATTGTAGGAATGCTAGGTGTTGAAGTAGTCGTCTTTGGAATCGTGACTGTTGGGACGCTGACTTGTGGAGCTGAAATCTGTGAGACGTTAGGCAAGAATGGAATTGAGTTATACACACGGATTAGAGCATTGATTCCAGCAACGGCTCCGGCAATCAATCCGTTCAAGCCTTTGATAACCGCGCCGATGACATTGATAACTCCGCCAGCAATCTCGCCGACTACCTTGAAGGCTCCGCCTAAGACTGTGACCAGAACCGGCACGACGTACTTTTGAATAAAGCCGATAAACTCTGAGAAGGTTTCTTTGTTGTTATTTATTGCGTCAGTGATTGGCTTAAAGAAATCAGCAAATTTTCCAAGTGCCGGCACGACTTGATTGACTACGAATTCAACAAGCTGCTGAATGATTGGCAGAAGCTTTGCACCGACTGATTCTTTGGCTTCATCAAAGGTCACTTTAAGAATCTGCAAGCGTCCGGCGAATGTGTCAGCGTTAGCTGCTGCCGCGCCACCGAATAAATCTGAAAGCCTAGTCTGCGTCTCTTCGAATGACATAGCTTTAAGCTCTGCCGCAGATAATCCTATGCCTAGCTTGCCTAGAGCTGCCGTGTTCCCGTCGTAGGCTTTACCAAGTGCATTAGCTACTGAATCCAAGCCCTTGCCAGTAGCTTGAGAGATGTCTAGTGCAAGATTAAGAAGATCCTGAGCCTTTGTGACGTCGTTAGTTGAAAGCGATAATCTCTGCAACGCTGGACGAAGTTTATCGTCTGCGACACCTGTGGCTAGAGATGTCTTTAGGATCTGTTTCTCGACCGATGCAATCATGTCATTCGTTGCGCCCGTTGCATTCTTTAACGCAGTAGCAAGGCGAATCT